GTTTTAGTGGCTACCTGAATGTCTTCATCAGATACAACATTAGTTGTTACTGCAGGAGGATTTTTCATAGCTGAAACTTCAATTTCAGCTGTATAGCCATTTTCACCACGACCGGCGCGGAGAGTTACTTGTACATCTTTATCTTCTGTACTTACGCCTTGTGTGGCCACGTATGCTGCAACAGCATCTTTAATTTCGGAATCGTTTAGTTCGATTTTCATTTGGGGTCCTATAGTTAGGGGGTTAATAATTAGGGTTGTCTCAGCCTACCTTGTCAATTCAACAGTCAGCACGTTAGCTCCATAGGCATGTTGGATCTGAGACTTTTATGGGGTCTTCTCAAAAAAGGATATTATCGTTTTATTTAAGTTTAACGACACCTCCCCTCTTAATCTGGTACTTTTCAGAATTTTTCACGACTTAACTCGCTAATAAATAAATCATTTTCCCTTCGAGGAATTAACTTACACCTTCAGTAACCACGCGATTTACGTTCTGCATTCCAACGTGGTTTTGTCTTCTTACTGGCAGTTTTTTGTTGCCCAACCAGTAAAGACAGTATTCTTTCTTGTTTTCTTTTTGGATCATTCCTATAAAATCGATCTGTTTTATATCCTTTTAATTGTCCTCGGATACCCATAAGATGTTTATGGTTAGAGTGAAACTTTGGTAAATGATGATTAGAATAAAAACTCATAAAATTATAATCACGCTGTCCTTCCCATCCATTAAGTATATCTTGGAGATCACATCCAAAATGATTAGCGTAATGCTTTGCTCTATTAATAGCAAAATTAAAACTTTCAACATATCGGGGATCAGGTTTGCGTCCCCATTTAGCAGTACGTGCAGCTTCATCAGCTACAGCAGCTTTCATAGATAAATAACCTGGAGACTGACATACAATTTTCCAATCAATATCCATTATATTCTCCTATTATATTTCTTTTATTTCAATTTCTACTCTTGGGTTACTTGGATCAACTTCACCAAATATTTGTGCTGTTCTGGGAACGTATAAATAGTTATCATCTGCGATCTTACCGAACTCAGTTAATGCATCTTCAAAGAATTTCTGGTGAACTGATAATACATTACCAATATCAGTTCTTCGTTTAGTCTTTGGAAATAGTCGATAAACTATTTGGATTGGTTTTTCAAATACAGGCAGTGCTTTAATTTGTTCTTCTAAAGCAGCTTTGTACCGTTTCTTTACAGTATTCAATGTCATGAAATGAGCATTACGATAGACATTTAAATTTAATATGAATTTTTTCTTTTTACTTTGTGGTACAGATAATGGTGCTATGATTCGGTACATGTAATAAGCTCATCAATTTTAGTGAGCTTATATTGTAACGCTTTTTCATTAAAATTATCAATAGCGTCTTTTACATGTTCAATTTTAGCTAAAGATAATACTGCATTCTTTTCATGCATTGCAATAATATCTAATTGTTTACGCTTTCTACATGCAAATGCATTTAAGGCGTCTTCTCTAGTACTATGAGCAAAACCTCTTAAAGAATTATCTAAAATAAATCGTTCACCCATTTTATACTCAGTATCTTCAATCCAACAACCTTTTGGAGTTCTACGAAGAATCTCGAATTTATGTAGAAAAATACTATCTTTATAGTTCATATATCTAAATAGGCAATATTCATCATCTTCTAATTCTTCAGCTATATTACTGAAATTCATGACCAAACCGATAGCAAGTGACATGATTACATCCTCGCTTTAAATGCTTCCACAGCTACTGGAGCTACTTTCTCAAGTTCTTTTAAGATAGCTTCAGCATATACACGAATTTCATATTGAGCATGAGGATGTATGCGTTCAGCCAGAAATTTGAACCAGTTATTTAAATTAGCTGTAGCAAACATATGTGAATATGTGCCAACAGGTAAAACAGATCGAGCTATTTCTCTAGGACAGCCTATTTCAAGCATTGCATTATTTATATTAAATTCTTCTTTATTTGATGTGAGTATTGCAGCACGAATATGTCCAGCTTTTGGATTTATCTCATCAGTACGCATCTGTTTATTATCAGTTGACTGAGTGGTAATCTGGGCTAATTCAGGTACGTAGAACTCTTCAGGAAGCTCCTTATAGCGAGCAGACAATTCATTGTATGATTGTGTCCGATGACGATGCCACTGCCTAAATACGAAGATAGGGGCCTTTACTTCAAAGGTTACGGATACTGCTTCGAATGGTGTGTTATGTCCATTTTTGTATAAATAATTTATTAACTTGGCATCAGAACCTTCATCTTCACCGGCTCTCCATTCAGCATCATAAGATACACGAGCATTACGAGATATGGCTAGATCGCTGCCCATGCTATCAATCAAACGTAAAAAACCATGATCTAAAATTTGTATTGCTTCATTCATTTTATTTACTCTTTTAATTTAAACAGACAGCATTAACTTTAAAGTCATGCTCCTCACTATCATTTTCTGTATACCATTCACCTGCATCGTAATGACCTATACTTGGTTCAAAATCAACAGTATCAAATCCGTTACCTTCATCATCTTTAGAAGTTACAACAATAAAATCTGCAGCTTCTGGGTGGTTAGCAAATAGAGTTAATAATTTTTCACTATATTGTTGTAGTGTCATTTTTCTTCCTAATTAATATTATTTGGTGGATAAGGATGGAATCGAACCATCACCCGGTCTAGCCGAATCCAGATTTACAATCTGGTGTACCTTAAGCCAATATGTACCTCTTATCCATGACGATACCTTGAGTAATGAGTCACCAGAGTTTTATCTCATGTTTTATCGACCAGGTGAGTGACCCAAAGTATCTTGTTTACAGTTGTCTCTGACTTTATTTTCCTGCCAAGGTATAGGCTACCTTTCGTTGTCGTCGAGTTTCACCTACAGGCGGCTACATTCCCATTACTGCTACCATCTACTAACACAGCTTAATCGCCGTTTAAATAGCCCGGTCAGTCCTGGAGAATTTTTGAGCCAGGGAAAGCTGCAACTAACCCGGTTTTTCTAAATGTAACGGTGTTCGGCTCAGACACCCACCTTGTTGTTATCTACATGCATATGATTACAGATAACCCAGTGCATTCTTTAAGTTGGAAGGGCTGGTAGGATTTGAACCTACGCATGTTAGGTTCAAAACCTAATGTGTTATACCACTTCACCACAGCCCTAAAGTACGACGGGCCTTACACCCATTCGGAAGTTGCGGTTTATGCGAAACGCTCTTTACTTCTACGAGAGCCATGGAGGAATTCAAAACCTCTTCTTATTATTCACGGCAGTACGGTGCCAGCGAATGAATCTATTTTTTACATTGCGTTCAATATTCAATGCTATGGGCCTCACACCCTCCGAACGTTCACCAAAGTATTTTAACAGCCTGGATGTCTACGTTTAACTTATAGCTGCTGTCGGGTAAGCTTTCGCCTACAAAGCCTTATTTGAATAAAGATTCAGTTTGGGCACCGGCACCAGCAGTAGCAGGACTAGATGCAGAAGCAGCATTTGCTGCAGTAGCACCTTTGGCTCGCATTCTAACTTTACCAGCGTTTTTTTCATCCCACTTAGCTTTGAATGCTGGCTCAGTTTCACCAGAAGTTAATTCAGCTACTGTCATACCATCAGCAGTGCGGAAACACTTATCAATCTCGTTTTCTTCACGAGTTTCGCCTGATGGTACGTAATCGCCGGCAGCGTTTTTCACATTCTTGTCAACAACTTGCTTAACAACGCCACAGGTGATCTGTGCACCGATAAGTTCCATAATGACATCTTTTTCAGTTGGAACTTCTTTCTTTGCATCGAAATCATAAACTTTAATGACTTTTTTCTCAGGAACTACATTAGAGATTTCTTTTTCGATACCCAACATACAAATAGCATTAGCTTGATTGAAGCCAGGAAGATAGCGGCGTTTGCCTTGTTTATCTTCATAGTAATTCTTACAACCTTTAGCAGTACCAGATGTAATCCATAATACAGTGCGCATTGTTGCACCGTTAGCAGCCTTCAATTCTAAATTCAGGCTATTAGCGCCGCCTTTAGAGGTATCGAAGTATGCCATGTTTACTACAAAATCGTATAGGGCAGAATCTAATACACCACCACCCAGGAAATCTGTTTCATTTTCAACAGTTGTGTCTCTTTTTAAATTTTCTAACATTGGTTTTTTTACCTTTTTAAGTTTACAGTACTAATAGGATTAACATCCATTTTAGTGTCAGTCGTAATATTGATGGAGACGATCCATCACAAGTTGTACATTATTATCAATGTACGTCTCGTTTGCTTTCCACATACCGATTGGAGATCGGAGTCTCTCATTGATAGTCTCTTTAGTCAATCGAGTTTGGAATACATGTTTGAAGCCGAGCATTTTCTCTTCTTCAGTAATAGTTAATAGATTATTTTCAAAGCCAGTTAACTTAGTTAATGGCATTTTCTTTGCAGCAATAATCATACTAAAGAAAGCTTCCACAGAAGTGTTCATAAGAGCACCCTTAACTTTAATTAGTTTTTCAACAATCATGTCACTTTCATTTAACACATCAGATACGTGTGAAGTGAAGATAACATTCTTAGTTGATTTAGCTACATATTGGTTCATCAAGTTCTTAAAGAACTGGCCATAGTCGCCCCAGGCTTTCATAGTATTCGATGAATTAATAACATGAACCGACTCAAACATATCCATCATGAATACCAAACTATCAATTACGATAGAATGAATAGCAGGATTTTCTTCAGCCCAATTGAAGGCTTCATAAATTTGATATGGATCAGTTATTGTTTTTTCTACAAAACCACTTTTAAAGGGTAACTTCTTACCTGCTTCGGTATTTAAATAAATAACGCCGCCAGGATTTTCAATATCCATCAAACTAGCAGATTTACCGCTACCAGATGAACCACAGATACCAACTAAATGGTCATTCGTTTTTTCTGCCATATTTAATTCTCTCTCTTGGTGACTGCTTTAGTCACAGTTAACATAATTGTTTTTTCAATTTCAATTTCTTCTAACGGGGTTTCTAACTGATTATTAAAGCCCAGTACACGTTCCCTGATAGAATCAATATCTAGTCCATTATCAACCAGAACTAATGCAAATTTAATTAGCTGATTAGAACGGTTACCAGTATTGGTATTGTTCATAAACCATCTTTCTAAATTAGACAAAGAACCTTGATCCATAATACGTTTATTTAATTCTTCCTGTTTTCTAGTTTGAGGAATGAATAATGTAGCATCTAACATCTTGCCATCTTGATACACATGAGTACCTGGGAAAGCTTCCCATTTACGTGCAATATCTGCAGTTTGATCGTCTACTGGAAACGGTAGCCAATCATATAAATTCTTCATGAATTTACTATAATTTTCAGAATTTAATTTTACTACATGGGTTAAAGGCATAATAATTCTAAATCGATTCAATTCAGGAGTATCACGCTTAGTTGTAGAAAACAGGCATTGGTATTCTTTTAATAATTCTTGTGCACTTTCCATAGTGACGCCTGCATCAATATCGATAACTGCTAAATTGAAGCCAGGGATAGCATGATCATTGTCTCGATACCCATCAAGGAATTTATGGGCAGTATAATGATAACCTTTCATTGTTGTTAATTTGTGTAACTCAGAGAATTTAGGAGTGTCAGCCTTATATCCTTCAGCAAAATGCTGACTATATGAAACCTGTACATTTTCTAGATCTGTCACTTCCATTGACTCACCTTCTAAGAACTCAATGCCATCAACACGAGTGCTTTTGATAATCATATTGTTTTTGTAGCCATATGCGGTTGCTAAAGCCATTAACTCACGCTTTTGGGTATCACCACCTCGATAGAACGGTAAATCCTCTACCAAGTCAACCTGTGTAACCTCACGGCCTGCATTGACAATATATTTGGCCAATTTAATGTAGTTACGTTCCCGGGTTAGGATTTGTTTAAATGCTTCTCCAGATTCCTCAACTAATTTAATAGCATTATATAAATGGTCTTCTGTAATTTCAGCAGATCCATCAATGAATGCATATGTGCCGGCCAGCTTTAAAGCTTTATAATATCTATGTTACATTTCAGTTTTATGGATTTCTTGATGCTATAACATCTTACTTTCGAGCTTTTCACAATTACCTTTATATTCCAACATCAATAAAGTTACATCTTTACTGATAAGTATATTAGTATTTAAATTAATTATATCGGAGAAGTTACCTAATTTAATTGAATGAATAGTGAATAAGGAAGCGGATGAAGTGTTGGTAATCATATTGCATACTTCAAGTGGTGTTAA